CATGTAGTTATAATATTTAGATGTTTCTTTATAATTGCATAGGCTTTGCGTAAGAATGGCTCGTACTGCGAGATCGAGAGATGGGTTCACCATGCCCAATTACAAACATCAGCCCTCTCTTATAATCCTAAAGAGATGAGGTCACATAGTGGATTACAAATAATAATAATAATAATAAACAAAACAAACAAAATAATAATAATAAAAGAAAGAGGGGTTCTGAAGACTGCACTTGTGAGAGTGATTGTTTTTATGAACCCTCGCGTCTTTTACCAACGGGATCATCGCTTAAACTTGACAGCATATTTGATGTTCCTTTTCATCGTACTAATGATGATTATTTTTACGATCCTGATCGCTTGGAGTATTTGGTTGGACAAGCAATTCATTGTATCAAACAATCAGATTTTTCACCGCAATCAGGAAGCACTGCTGACAATACCATTAGATTGAATAGTGGTCAATGGCAGCAAGAAACTACCACGTTTGGTGAAGAACCATCTGGTTATAATTATGCTGTGGATAGTTTCATTGACTCTACGAGACGTTTACAAGATGTGAATGATGCTACATTTGCTGAATTCTTTTCCCGTCCTGTTCGTATTGCGTCTTATAATTGGGGTACGGGTACTAGTTTATCCGAAGACCTTAATCCGTGGGAAGAATACTTTTCTCATCCACGCATTGTTAACAGAGTTGCGAATTTCAACTTGTTGAGAGCCAAGTTGAATATTAAGATCGTTTTGAATGGTAATGGCTTTCATTATGGTAGGTTGATTGCTGGTTATCTACCACTTGATACTTATGACCAAGCTAGTTCCTTCGCCGGTCTTGTGCCACAAGACAATGTGCAATTGTCCCAATGCCCACATGTCTTTTTGAATCCTACCACTTCTACTGGCGGATCTATGGAATTGCCGTTCTTTTACCACAAGAATTATTTGAGTGTCCCTAATGCAGAATGGAGAGACATGGGTAGACTCTTTTTGCGAACTCTCAACACTTTGAAACACGCTAATAATGCATCTGATCAGGTGACGGTAACTGTATTTGCATGGGCCTCTGACGTTGAATTAGCAATGCCAACTGCTAGAAATCCGATTGGTATGGTACCACAAAGTGGCAAAGAAATTGATGAGGCAAATTTGAAAGGAATTGTATCAGGACCTGCATCTACTGTTGCTGCTGTTGCTGGTGCATTGGCTAATGTTCCAGCTATAGCCCCTTTTGCTATGGCCACATCGACCGTAGCCGGAGCTGTTGCTTCAGCTGCTAAATCACTTGGCTACAGCAGGCCTCCTGTTACTAAGAATCCTGATCCTTACAGACCTACACCTACTTCTTTGTTGGCGGCGACTGTTGTACCTGACACTGCACAGAAGTTGACTCTTGATGACAAACAAGAGTTGACTATTGATCCACGCATTGCAGGTATTGGTCCAAATGATCCTATGTCAATTGTTGACATTGCAAAGCGTGAATCTTATTTAAACACGTTTGATTGGGATATTGGGACCGCTACCAACACCACATTGTATAATTATGGTGTAACGCCTATGCATTGGGCAATATCAGGTGCAGGTACTGATTCTGAAGCGGTTCATTTGCCAGCTTGTGCTATGGCCGCATTGCCTTTTAATTATTGGACTGGATCGATAAATTTCAGATTCCAAATTGTGTGTAGTG